CCGTAAATACCATCTAATTGAATAACGGGTGAAATAGGAACTGCAATCGGTTCTCCAAATGCAGTTAATACTGTTGCACTAGGTAAAGGTGTATTGACATTATTACAAGACATTAACATTTACTCCCAGCTAAAAACCAATTCATTCTTTCTACTTCTTGTTTTAACTCTTCTTGAAAAGAAGTGTTCAATTGATTTTTTATTGTTTCTAATGCCTGTAGTTTTTGTTGTTCATTATTATAATTATGATCAACACTTGGTTCTGGTATGAATGCAGTTATTTTAGCCATTATCGTCTGCCATCTGGTTGTACGTCTGCTCTAAAAGTTCCGTATCTCCAACTTTGACCAGAAGAGGTATTAGATATTTTTAGACTAGCTGCTCTGCCTCTTGCTCTAGTATCTACTTTTTGAGTAGATGAAGTTATAGAAAACGGCCCTAACGAAGAGGACACTGCTGTGTCTGTAGGATAATCTTTTAATAAAATAGTAATCGTTGCAGTTCCATCTAATCTTTGGAAGTCTGGAATAAATCTTCTTATCTTAGTAAATGTTTCCCCATCTCCATTTTGGTGTAATTGAAAATCTCCTGACTCAATGTAAGACTGTATGGCAGTTGTTGCTCCGTCTGCTAATTGATCTACTCCTACTTCGTGTGCCCATAACGTAGAGGCACCATTAATATTAGTAACTCCTTGTATGGTAGGGAAACTTGGAGTTCCGCTAGCATTAAAAGAAGTCGCATACGGATTATCATATAAATGAGCATCGTAATAAGTAGTTCTTGTTAATGAACTGGTATACCAAACTTTATCAGAATAATTATAAGTCACACATCTGTTGATAGTGCTAGATGAACTAGAAGGATAAAACCAATTGATTTCACTAAACAATGAATTGTGTCCTGCGTAAGTTAATCTTCCTGCATTGTAATTAATTCCTAAATCAGTAGGATTGTTAGTAGTAAATACAAAATCCTCTACTGTGCATGGAATTTTTTGAACCGTTCCATTATAAGCATTAAATCCTCCGTTATCATCCATCCAATAAACAACACCATCTACGTATTGAATTGCATGAGGCCCAACCGCTCCACAATTAGATCCTACTTTTCTAATACTAAATGTATAAGGAGCACCTATAAATTGCATAGCGTAAGCTGCAGTATCTGTTAAAATTAAAATATAATCTTTTGCTTTTACTGCTCCTACAATTTCTGTGCCATCATCAATTCTAAATGTTCCTGCTGTATTAACAGAGGTTGGTTGATATTCATTATAGTTTTCTTGATCTGAAAATCTAATAAACATAGGATCAAAAGTATTGGTAGATCCAATAGTTGTTTCAGTTCCTAAATGAATAAAATGTCTGTCTTGATCAGAAACAATAGTTATAGCTGTTTTAGTAGGTGCTCCTGTCATAATAGTTGCTCTTGTTTGCAATGCAGAAGCTGAACTATTAAGAGGTTGCCAAGTAAATGTTCTGCCATTTAAAACAGTTGCGGTTAATATTTGTCCAAAATTATCTAAAGACCAATCTGCTGGATCTAAAGTAATAGATGAAGATAAAGATGCAGATCCCCAAGCTGTATATGCTTCTACTCCTGCTCCATCAGAATGGGATGCTGCAGATGTTCCGTTTACTCCTCTTGTACATCCAGTTAAATCGTTGCTAGATATTCCTGTGTAGGTAATTAATTCGTTGTCTATTTTTACTGTGCCTGATGTAGGAAAACCTGTTGTGCTGGTTAATGTAATAGTGGTCACACTGTTGTTGATAGCACCATTTAAAGTTGTAGTTAAACCTGAAGCTCCTCCGTAAGCTCCTGTTCCATATCCATATCCATACGTTTGTCCAATAGGCCCTATTTGAATATATCTGTTAATCGTACATGCTCCATCTGCGGTATTGTTAGAAGTAGCATTTGTAGCCATGGTAACTGTAAAAGTATTGATAGTGGAACTAATTACTTCAAAAGTTTGATCTTGAAAAGTACCAGCTGTGTATCCAGCACCTGTTGGTGGAGTTACAGATGTAAAAGTAAATAAATCTCCTGCAATCATGTTATGTCCAGTTAAATTTATAGTAACCGTAGGAGATCCTGTAGTAGTATCAAAGGTTCCTCCTGTTTGAGCAGTTTCTAATGGAGTGATATCATAGAAAGCACTTTCATAATAAATAAATAATCCTTTTTGAGTTCCAATAGCCACATACTTTCTACCATCTAAATCTGTCCATTGATGCTGTGCTCTAGCAACTCCTGCTAAAGTATTAGAAGTAAGTTTTGACCATCCTCCTATTTTTTCAGGTAATCCATAACGAAAACGAACAAAATCACCATCTACATACTGCCCTTCAGCAGCTGTATCAGTTATTTGTTTATTGAAGCCTGGCCTTATATTTATTAAACTTAATGGCATAAGGCATTATACCTTATTATTGTTTATAGTAAAATAGGTTGTAAATTGAGTTTTTAATACTCTAAAATAATATTTAAAGAGGCTCTGGCTTTGTCTTGTTTGACACAAATTCCTTTGTGATTCCAATTGCTTTTAAATATTTTTGCTTGCCCCATTTTGTCTGGATAAAAGGTACCTAATATTTCAGTGCCACCATCTGTAGTATGAGGATTGTAAAGAATAGATATAAAATTATTTTCAGATTTGTCTATATGCCCAATTCCTTGTTGATCTCCGTAATAATAATTCCAATGAATTCTATATATATTTTTGAAAGATTCTATTTTTAATTTCCAAGTTATAATAGAAGTGATCATCCTAGCTGATAGAAATAATGGATCAAATGGATCTGTACATAAATTTGGAACCGATACATCCTTTGTAAGTAGAGCAAAACCGACATGTCTATGATTATTAACAAAAGCAGATTTAAATTTACTTTCTGCTCCATTATTGTCCTCGTGTTGAATTTTAAAATCTCTAGTACACAAATGTTTTAAAAGTTCAATATTTTCTAAAGGAGGAATTATATCGTCTAATAAAATTGTCTTTTGAATATTTAAAATATTCATTTTTTTAAATCTGGAACTACTTCGGTGTCTTTATAAGTTAGAGAATTTTTTACTTTGTCGTCAAATTTTATTTGCCACTGAACTATGATACTCATTAAATGATTTCCAAAATGTTTTAAGGATTCATCACTTAAATGAATACATTCTTTTTTATTTATTGTTTCAATTTCTTCTTTTGAAAAAACTATATCGCAAGAACCATTTTCATATTGTTTAAATATCATATATAATACTTTATATTTTTTGTGTTTTAAAAGCAAGTGTTACTCTGGGAGTTGCATGCTCTATTGGATCTAATCCTCTGTGCTTCCATATTGCAGGAAATATAATTAATCTATTTTGTATAAAATCAACCGATTGTATATTGTTAATATCGTTATGTAACTGTATTTGAAATTGACCAGATCCTTTTTGTAATGTTTTAGAAGTCATTAAAAGTATTGTTGTATCTCCATCATCTTCATGAAAGCCACCAGGCATATTTGAGTAGTGAATATTTATATACACTCTTAAAAACCCTAATTTATGTTCTACCTGTGGCTGAACTTTTAAACATAAAAATTTAATTAATGGATCATAAGGATTTAAATCAGCTTGATAGAAAGAAGTGCCTTTATCCAAACCCGAAGAAGAGTGACCGTAATTATGAGGTATTTCTAAAAAATATTTCTCTAAATATTTACTCAAATCTTTTTCTAAAAAATTATCTATGATTTTAATCATATAAAATTAAAATTAATTATTATTCTTTTTAAAGCTTCTATAGGATGTCTTCCACTATGGTATGTATTTCCATCAAATATTAATAGCCTACCTTGTTTAGGAATAATTTTCTCTATAACTTCATATCTATTGTTTTCTTTTTTAAATAATAAAGTTTCTCCATCAGATTGGTTAACATAATATATTGCATTAAAATATTCTGAATTATCAAGCCTATCTAAATGAGGAGTGTTGTAGAAGTGTTCTCTTGAAAAAGAACATTGGGTTTGTAAATTAATTTTCATTCTCATAAATTTTTTTATGGTTTGAGTGTTCTTTAATTTATTTTGAAAAAAATTTATTAAAAAATGATATTCAGGAGAAAGTAAATTTCCATTGTTATCTAACAAATTGTGAACGAATTGTATATATTCTTTAGTATTTGAATCTTTCATTGTTAAATATTTAAATGGAGAAACTGTAGCTTCTTCAGAAGTTAAAAACCAAGGACAATTTTCTAAACATTTTTCTACCATTCTTGCTTCAGTATTATCTAAAAAGTTATCTATGATTTTAATCATTAATTAATTTTAATTCTTTATATTGTATACATTTTCCACACATTCCACAAAATTTTTTTTCTCCTTCACAAGATCTTATTAAAATTTGAAGCTCTGGTTCTAAATAATCAAAAGCTTCTTTTTTTGATTTAAAAGAGTCAATTCCTTGAGTGTTAAAATTTTTAGAAGGAAAATTTATTTTTAAATCTTTACAAAAATTAAAGTCTAATCCCGACCCTAACAAAGCATATTTTTCTAAAGTACCATCATGATACCAAGAGGCTGGGTATCCTCTTGTTTTAGTAGAATGAATATTACAATACGAAAATTCTCCTAACCAAATATCTTTTATGTTATTTAATTTTGCGTACATAGATGCAAAAAACAAATTCCACTGCTCATCAAATCCAAAACCTTTTTGTCCTTGTTGTTCTCTAGTAATATTATTTAAATGTACTTCACATGAACTGTAATTAAAATGACGATAATTTTTAATAAAATATTCCAATACGTTTTTAGAAGCTACATTTTGTTCTGGTATTCTTAATTTAGATAAATTATCATAAGCAAGCTTAGTATAAAGCACATGTATTAACTTGTCGGTGTCTTTTAAAAAATATTTTAACAATACAGTGCTTTCCACCCCTCCAGAAAAAAGAAATAAAATCATAATTCTATTTTTTTATTAACCATATAGGCACTATCATAATTCTCCCAAGGTTTAGTTTCAAATAAATTAAATGCAATAGTTATTCTTTCTTTTGTATAAGCATACGGTTTAACTTCATGGAGTACTAAAGGATGAAAAAAAACAAATCTTCCTTTTTTTTCAGGAACTAATAAATCATATTCTCTAAAATAAGTACCTGGGCCAGGACCGTCTGTTAAATAAATAATTCCACAAAAAGCGGAGGCTTCCCCATGACAGTGCTCTTCTGCGTAATCTTTATTAGATTCGGTGTAAATATTTCCCCAAACATCTTTAATTTCAAAATTATTTTTATATATTTTATAAATAGAAGGCTGTGTTTCACAAAAAAATTTGTGTATGTTTGGATTAAGAGATAGGGCTTTAAAATCTGTATGAACTGCTTTAACATTTGTTTTATGTATAAGTAAATTTGTTCCTTTTTTAATTTCTTCTTTTACATCTTTAATTAAATTATCCATTAAAACATCGTTATTTAACTCTCCTATTAAAATAAACGTATTTTTTTTAACTTCTTTAGATAATACTATTCCGTTTTTATAATTGTTTATTTCAGAATCGGAAATAATATTCATCTTTGTATACCGTATAAAGGTCTTTTATCTTTAAACCATTCTTTATTAACACCGTTTTTATCTACATAATGTAAAAATGTTTGGGCATGCCAGTCTCCTTTAAATTCTTCTCTCCAATGTTCTATTTCACATCCAGAATATATAGCTGCATCGCCTGGCTCTAAATTAATTTCTGTTCCATTCATGTAGATAGGCCACGGAGTGCCGTCAGAACCTATCATTACAGTAACACTTACTTCACAAGCTGGTCTGTCGGTATGTTTTTTTAAATCAGCAAACATAGTATACATTCTCCAAAAAGCATATGTAGGAAGTAATTCTAAACCAGATTCTTTTTGCATTAAATCTAATTTATTTACCATTAAAGATTCCATCGCTGGATCTCCATAGAAATAAGTGTCCCCAATATCGCTTTGATTAGAATCAAAAGAATCTATATTTAATCTATGTTTTATTGTACAATAATCTCTTAACAAAACCATTTCTTCCTTTGTTAAGAAATTTTTAATTACCTTATATTTAAAATCTTTTATAGTGCCCATGCTACCACCGAATATCTTGTTCCTTTTGTCACTGGTTTAACTGTATGCGGATATAAAAAGTTACTTGGCCAGATAATCATTCTGTTTGGTTTAACTTCTATTTCCATTTCTCCAGATCCGTCTGGATTTCTAAAACAAAGATTTCCTCCTTCATAATCATTATTAAGAAGTAGTATACAACTCATGGTTCTAGGAATTGCCGCAAAATGATCTGTATGCCAAGTATAAAAACCACTTTGTTCATATTTTAATACACTTATGTCTGTTATTCTTTCCCACCCAAAATCAATAGTGTTAGTGTCTTTTCCGTAACGTAGAAGACCATTTCTAAAAAAATATAATAACAAATTATGCCAATGGACTTCTGTCATTGAATTACCTAAATTATTAAATCCTTTAGTATAAGTTCTTCTTGTATTAAAATCTATTTCTCCCTTTCCAATAGAAGCTTTGTCAAAATCTACTGTGTTTATATATCGTAATAAATTACTTAAAATTTTTAAAGGTAAAATTTCATCATACACTTGTATAAAATTTTTTATTTCCATGATAATTTATCCCAAAATATTTTTTTATATGTATGTACTAAATCTAAACTTTGCATGAGTTTATTTTTCCTGCTTTCTTTAATATCGCTTGATACAACTTCCATTTTCCAACTTTCTCTTTTGAAAGGAATTATTTGCACATAAGGAGTGCCTCTTTCTATAACTGTTTGTAAAGTAGGGTACTTATCTCCATTTATTACAATTGGAAAATTAACTTCAGTTGGAAATTTATCCGTATGTACAATACCTGGTATAATAAAAAAACGATCGTCTGTATTGTTTAATGGTGGAAGAAATAAACAGGAATAACCAGGCGGAGTAGTAATTTTCCACGGATTTATAATTTTTATAAAAGGTACATTTTTATTTGTATCAATATAAGGACATCCTTCAACCTGACTTGTGGGATGTCCTTTTTCTCCATGGTACATTAAGTTCAAGGCATGAGCAAAAAGAACGTCATTCTTAAGCTCCCTACTTAAATTTATAAAACAGTCTGGTCGCCCCGTTTCTGGATTAGGTGTATTAAAATTAACTTTCATAGTTTGTGGGGTTTTTAATAAATATCCAGTAGTTAAAGTTTCTAAAAAAGGAATACATCCTTTAATAGTAGGAACCTCAAAAGAATGTTGTAAATTTTTATACCATTTAGGTATGTTTAATTTTATTGGAGTAGGAAGATCTTGTTTTAGATCAGAGTATATGCCAGGTGCACTAAATGTAATTTTTTGTTCTTTCATATAGATAAGAACTTATATATTTTTTAATAGTTTTAGTAAATAGATAAACTTATAAAAGTTGTAATAAATTTATTGCTTTTATTCCTTGATTTTCAGTATATTCTTCTACTGACATATTTAAAGGAATAGCAGGAACGTTAGGACTAACAGATGTGTCCACCTCTGTGATTAAGGTACTAGGATCAATTGTTTGTATGTAATTTTTGTAGGTAATTATATCGCTAGCCATAGCTTTGTGTGAATTAATAGCAAGATAAATGTCTATTCCCGATATAATAGAATTTATATTTTCCTGCATTCTAGCACGTTCTGTAAAAGCGAAAAAAGTGTCTTCAAAGGTGACTGTGTTTTCTACTCTACTTACAATTGTTTTTTTGTTTAATCTTACGTTATTAAAATCTTCTTGACTAACCGTTACCAAATCATAGTCAGAATCAATAAAATTTTTATTTTGATCCATAACATTTTGATTTTCAGCAATCCTATATAACCCTGAAGAATTTTTTTGAAATATAAATATTGCCATAATTAAACTCCAGTATTTTCAAATATAACTAAACATCCCTCTGTTCCTGCTCCACCACCGCCCCCTGGATTTTGTTGACCTTCCATAGTAACGTTACCTCGTCCACCAGCATTCCCATTTAATCCAAAATTTGAACCTACAATAAAACTACGTGATGGATAAGTTAAAGACGCACCTGGTGCATTGCCAGTTGCTCCAGTTGATCCACCAGGAGCACTGCCACCCCCAGCCCCGCCGTTAGCGGTTCCCACATTGGTTAAAGTTGTACTTCCTCCAGCACCCCCACCAGGAGCACTAGCACTCACACCAGGACCTCCTCCATTACCTGGACCACCTACAGAATAAGGTACAGCAAAAGGTTGTGAAATAGGAAAAGCATACATACCAAACCCACCACTTCCTCCAGTACCCCCTCCTGGGTTGTAAGGACCTGCTACTCCACCACCGCCTCCACCTCCAGCACCATGAATATAAGCTGTAGCGTAGTTAGTTGTAGGGGATGCGGTAAATGTTCCCGAAGCGGGACCAACAGCAAATAATGTTGGTACTCCCATACCAGCACCTGCAGAGCCAGAAGACGCTGCTGTAATTCTTCCTTGAGCATCTACAGTAATAGATGCTGAACTGTAAGCACCTGGAGTTACCGCAGTGTCTGCAAGTTTGTCTGCTGTAACTGCATCATCTGCAATTTTTGCAGTTGTAATTTGTAAATCAGAAACTTTTGCAGTTGTAATTTGATTGTCTGAAATTTTAGCAGTTGTAACTTGATTGTCTGAAATTTTAGCTGTAGTAATTGCATTGTCTGCAATCTGAGCAGTAGCAACTGTTCCTGTAATATTTGCAAAAGCAATAGTTCCGCCTAAAGTGTCTAATGAAATTTCATTTAAATTTGTTCCGTCAGAGTATGCTGCAAAAATTTTAGCTGCATTTAATGTAAATCCTGTTCCTGATACTGTTTTGATTGTTAAATTTGTTGGAGCCACTACTGCAGAACAATCAAAGATATAAAATTTTTCAATTGAATTTGGAATAGTTACAGTGGAAGCTGTAGTTAAAGTTCCAGTAAATTTAATAACCATGTTTCTTGCATTAGAAATAGTTTTATCTGTCATTGCAAGAGCGACAGTTCCACCATCGGTTAAAGCAACTGCTTCATAACCAGCGATAGCTTGTTGAATAAGGTTTAAGTTGTTATTAGTATTATCTCCCCATGTACCAGCGTTTTCGCCAGTGACCATTAGTTCGAGTTTAAGATCTGTTGAATAACTAGATGCCATAATTTTTTAAAATCTCCTGTAAGTATTTTACTATCGTTAAGCGGCTAAATCAACAGGTGTCCATACAACATCGGTTCCTGTATCAACCTCAGCCCATGCGATAATATTAGGGGTTATTGTACTAACTGTCAAGCCAATGCCAGTAGGTATTACTTTACCTGTACCAGTTATGGACACCGCTCCATTAAATGTTTGTAATGAACTTCCTGTAACATCAAATCCAGCTATGTATCCAGCCTGACCCACATACCCTGTCATAGAACTTCCAGTTACAGATACATTCGCATCTCCAGCGGTATCTTCATTTCCAGTAAATATATTTATTTCACTTCCTGTTACTGGTACTTCCGTTTTAAGTCCAGCTTCGGATATTCCTATATCAGCATTAAATCCGATTCCAGTAGGTTCTACTAAAGCAGTTGCTTCTATAGTTACAGGTTCTATATTGGTATTAATCGTATGTTCAGTAACTACAACATAATGATTACCATCAGCTATAATATCTACAGAATTTATTTCTGTATTTAATCCGAACGAAACAGTTATTTCTTGAGTGTAATCTGTAAATGCATCTTCGTTTCCAGTAACAATACTTGCAGATAATCCATTAGCACCAGCGGCAATAACAGAGTAGTTTACTCCCCATGCTAAGTTACCCCAAGTATCTCTTCCCCAACCTTCACCAATTAGATAAGTTGGATCAATAGTAGCTTGTCCTGAATCAAATGTAGCAGTGGCTCCTGTTGGAATAACAATTGCATTTCCTTCTGTTCCTTCGTTACCAGTAAATGTTTGTAATTGAGATCCTGTTGGAAATGCCTCTGCATCAATTCTTGATGCTGCTTGTCCTGTAAATGTTTGTAATGCAGATCCTGTTACATCTACTTCAGCTGAGATAGAGAAAGTAACATCGTTGATAGCAGTATTTAATTGTTGTCCTTGTAATAAGACATCACCTTTAATACCCCAAGCACCATAGCCCCAAAGCTGTGCTCCCCATCCATTGTCTATGATATTTTCAGTAGCGTTACCTAAATTTGCAGTTAACGCAAATCCTACTGTTTCGATTCTTTGTTCTGTTTGAACATTGAATGAACCAACGCTTGATATTGAACTAGATCCAGAAGCAAGTACGGTAGAATTATTTTGTTCTCCGTAATCTCCTATACCCCAGACAAGTTCATTCCAAGCATTGGCCATTCCATATTATCTCTTTATTACGATATTCTAATAATAGCTTGAGTATCGTTTGCATCAGGGAACTGAATAGTAAATGTTCCAGCTGTTGCAGTTTTGTCTCCACCGAAATCTAAAACACATACTGATTTATTAGTTTCAGATGTATTGTAAATTAAAGCTCCTCTAGCAGTTAGAGTAACTCCAGTGAATGATAAATCATTAAAGTCTACGAAAGCTGTTGTTCCGTTTACTGATACTAAAGCATTAACTAATGCTCCGCCACCAGCAGTATACTGACCAGTATCTCCTACTTGTCCTGTGATACCAACTGCATATGAAGTTGTGTCCGCACCAATAGATGCAGATGAATTATATAATGCTAATTTAAAAACATCGCCTGTTGATGGAGCGAAGTCATGCAAACCATTTAATAGATCTTCTTTAAATGTATTAGTAATTGCGTTTGTTGTAATTGCCATAATTATTTCTCCTTATTAATTTTGTTTATGGTGATGGTGAAGGAACCTTAACTCTAGGTACTCCATCATCGTATTCTCCTCTACGTCTTCTACCCATTTGTTGTAGAGCAAAAGCTTGTATTTCTTCATTATACTTGTCAGAATACAGTTTGTACATATCCGCAGGGCCTTTTAAGTAAGCAAAGCATTCTGTTAAAACACCATGTAATAACATTCCCTGCTGATGTTGTGCTAAATAAGTGCTATTAGTAGAAGTAAAATGTGGAGGATCAATAATATAATTGATTTGTACTTGTCCAGCTGCAGCTGCTGCATTAGGAGTAGGTGCCACTACAATAGTATTGTCATCCCAATTTGCATAATAAATAGGGGTTCCTGTAGCTCCTGTGTTATTGTATTCAGATATAAAACTAACATCTCTTTTTTCTAAAAAAGTTCTAGTTCCAGATATAATAGTCTGCACTGATCTTAATATAACTAAATCGGAAGGCATAGATAAATATCTTTGATTAGTAATGAAACTAGAAGTAGAGTATTTTCTTAAATCATCATAGTCTACTTTTCCTGCTATATCTAATTCAATATTAGTAATAAATTGATCTATTAATGTATTTGATAAAACATTAGAGTCTACTTCAGTGTAGCTTCTTATTTGAGTTAAAAAATCAGAATAAGTTATAGCCATTATGATATTCCTATTGTTACTTGTCCTACTAAAGACAGTATAGTTCTTCGTCTATTTTGTTCTGCTCCACTATCTGGTTGCATTCCATTAGACATAAAAGCAAAATCACCTGGTAGAGTTAAATTAGCGGTTATCATTCCTTGTCCACCTGAACTAGAAATAACTCCTCCTACATTAGTAGGTAATTGAAAATCTTGAGGTCTAGAATTTTGTAAAGCAATAGCATCGGACACTACTTTTCTTCTACGTAATTGTGGATGTTTAGGCTCGTATTCAGAAATATGAACAAGCGCTCCCGTCCACTCTGTGACCATTTCATGATAAGGAAAAACTTGTCCCGAACGATCAGAAGTAGTTAAAGATTTATTTCCTTTTGCGTAAGCCATTATGCAACTCCATCTCCAAAATAAGTTTGTGGTGCAACATATAAAGAAGTTCTAGATCCATCTCCATCTAAAGCTCTTGCCATTTCATCCTCATATGCCAATTTTAATCCTTGAGTTAAATCAGGTCTTTTTTCAAAAGATAAATAATAAGCAAGACCTGAAATCATGCATGGTAAAAATCTAAATACAATATCAGGATTATTTGTGTAGGCTCCTGCATCTTCAATTTTTTGCATGTAATAATATTTTAAATAAGTATAAGTTGCAGCATTAGGTGTATGATACAAATAAATAATTGGAGTTTCTTGTCTATCTACATAATATTCTGAAGGTTGTCCTGTAGTTCCTTTATCAGGTCTTCCTGCGTATGCGGATCTGTCTATTTTTGTTAAAGACACATCTTGTATGCTTGGTCCATTTCCAGATCCTGTAGATACATAAGCTTCTAATACATCATTACAATCAGATGGAGTAGTATAGCTTCTTGTTCCATTAACTAATGCAACTTCTGTATGTCCTACTTTCCAAAGATGTACTCCTCTGTTTCCCCACTCAGAAAATAAAAGATTTAAATTACGTCTTGCTCTACGCATATCATATCCAGAATTAGGTCTCATACCACATCTGTTATATGCTTCTTCTATAAGTTCATCGATAGTTAAATTAAAACTAGTTGTTCCTGAGGTAGCCATTATACTAAATCCTTATAATAATTAACTTGTCCACCTTTTGAAAATTCAAAA